CAAAAACAAGATTGCCTACATACCAAGAAGGTTTACATTTGATGTATTTGATCGCGGTTATCGGTCCTTTCATGATCTTGCCAAACGTTGGCTTGAACGAATGGGGTCACACATTCTGGTTTATGGAGGAATTATTTGTTGCACCTTTACATTATGGGTTCGTATTCTTTGGATGGGCCGCACTTGCAGTAATGGGTGTAGTAAATACAGAAGTACAAGCCATTGCTAAATTATTGAAAAACGATTTAGCATAAATCAGTATATGCTAGAAGAAAGGGGACTTTATGTCCCCTTTTTATTATCTTTACAATTATCAAAATGGTATCTAGTCATATTCCCACCACTACCGGATATACCACAATGAGGACAAATAATAGGTTTCATATTTCTAGACCTTTTTATTCTTCCTTTTATATAGGTATCAAATGTTTGATGAGGAAATATAAAATATTCTTTAATACCATCATTATACCAGCCTTTCCCCTTATCACGTCCTATCGCATGGTTTCTTAAATTTTGTAGTTGTTCATCTGAATATACTCCAGATTTCCCCTTATTCCAAGGTATTTGTCCTTTATTCTGTATACCATAACAATTTCCACGTTTAGATTTACTTATATTTGCACAGTGTTCAGCTGATCTAGGCGGTTTTGGTTTTCCTTTTGTTTTTCCTAATAATGCATTACTAATGTTATTTCTGGTTTCCAGGGTATGTATATGACCAACTATTCCTTCTCCACCCAATGTCATGTTATATCCATTACTATTTTCAAAATGAATATAGCTACGATATTCATTTATGAAATGATTTTCCATTACTGTTAATGTATGTTCTGCATCATGTGATTGATAAATTATGTTCCATTCAAAATTATCCCATCCGTATTTCCGTATTGCATTATAGAATACTTGATTTGATGAGCCAACTGTGCTATTATAATGATGTTCGTATTTTCTTTTAGGCCATTTTGAATCAAACCCAATATAGTTTTTTCCATTTATTTTATTAGTGGCTGTATAGATTGTATAAATATTCATGCTGACATTCCTTGTTAATGTTAGAGTAGTTGGGACGGCCATCCGCGAACTACATCTTTATTTATCCGTTAATTGATTATATCACAACGCTTAACTGTTGTAAACAATAAATATTGTAGTTAATAAGGAACTACAATGAGAGATTTAATTAATTTAATCGAAACAAAAACAAAATGCCAAACTCCTGGTGCAAATTACAAATTTGAAACACATGGTAAAAAAAGTTGTGTCAACAATTACACTACCATTCACTTTAGAATTATCCGAAGATGAATTTAAAAAACTAGACGATGAATTACACGATGCATTAGAAGGTGTCTTCAAACAATTCTTTAAAAACTCTTGACAAATCTACAATACTTGCTATAATATATTAAAACTTAACACACAGGAACACTATGTCATTTATTAACGATAGAGAAGTATACGAAGCATTGTTAGCGGGGGAAACATTAGGTAGAAATGATGAATTTTCATATATACGGTTCAAACTTATAGATAATAATCTATGCAGATCATTGGATTCTGGAAAAACATGGTTCCCATCAGAAATGAATACCAATTGCAGATTTTTATCGATATTATCTGCTTGACATCTATTAAACAACTTGATATAATACAATTTTAACACACTAAGAGAAACATATGGCTACCGAAGATCTTGACCAAACAATTGTAGACACGATTAAATGCTTAATCGAACGCGAAGCAAATAACCGTTCAAAACCAAATAGAATAGCCCAAGAAAAGTACGAACACTTAACTGAAACAATTGAGTGGGAAGTTAAACGCGCCAAAGACTTTTACGAAAGTATTAAAGCAGACGGCTTAACTATTAACACGGTTGAGGCAGAAGGCTTTTTACGAGCTATGTTGTGGATAGAATCTACAGTTAAAGAAGTAAACGAAACCCATGATAACAACGAAGAGGACTAAACAATGGAAATTTTTAGAAATGTTTTGGTATCATTTTTTGTTATACTTTCGGTTACGACAATGGTATTGGTACTAGCATATGTAAAAACCAGCTTAGACAAACAACCAACACCGGTAACAGAAACCACAGTAGTAGAACTTAATAAAGTAGATCCACAATGAACCATTCTGAACCATTAGAACGATGCCCTAAATGTAATGGGGCATTACTTCATTTTAGATCAATGAATAAAAAATGCTGTTCAGATTGTAGATCAGAATTTGATTGGTATTTAAAAGAAAATCAACCCCCATTAATCCAACATCAACGATGACTAATGTTTATTATGAAATTGCAGATTCCGCAATTGAAATTTATGGGTCAAAATATATTGCCAGGTACAATGTTCCAGTATCATCTAATGATACTGTTGTGGTTGATCACTACTTTAAACTGGTATTGAACTCTACGAGAATTTGGAGACAAGATGGTGATGAAGTGCGTTTTATAAAACATCGCTGGGGAGATTGTCTTACAGTAGAAGTTGATCCGGTTGAATTTACATTAATAGTATTAAAAAGTAATCCACTGTGAAAAATATGAACGATACATTAGAAGAAGTTGTAAATGATGGTGTAATATTTGTTAGAAGTTTAACCAAACATTACGGTGCTGATAAAGCAATGGAAGTTTGGGAAGCAATGAATGTTGCACTTGGTGAAGAAGTAAAAGGTCGAGTATTTTTTAAAATGATCGAAGGTTCTTCTGCTTCTGAAGTGAAATTTAGTATAGGGAATATTCGAACTAATGGTTCTGTTATTTCAGCTATCAAACTAGTTCGAGAGTATACTGGATATAGTCTCAGAGACTCGAAAGATGCAATTGATAATTCAGAATATACCATAAGCACTGTTATTATATCCGATTATCGAACCCGAAGGGACTTTATTAAAAAGTTAAGAGAACTTGGTGGTAAAGTAGAATAAGTATTTAAGGACAAGGATGTCTACAATTCAAATGACAACAAAAACAATAAACGCTACACCTAGAAAATTAAAAGCTTCTTGGACTATTGATCCAGTACAAGATTTGATGTCTGAAACTCTTGCAAAAGAAATTCAAGAAGAAATGGATAGAGAAATCTTTTGGGAGGTATTTAAAACAGCTTTCCCAGATTGGACACAAATAAAACTTCCATATCCAATAGCTAGGACATTAAATGAACACGTGATTAAAACATGGTGTTCAGAAAATTTAAAAGGTAATTTTAACGGCTATCGTGAACAATGGATGTTTGAACGACCAGAAGATGCCACGTGGTTTATACTACGTTGGTTTAATGAAGAGAAACAACAATAAGGAAATTAAAATGAATGATAAAATACAAGGATGCATCGATTTTTGTGATCAAGAGATTGCATCTCTTGTAAATATATGCAATACTAGCGATAACGTAGCTAGTATACAAGTACATATGGGTATGATTACTGCATATACTTCTATTAAAGAACGATTACAAGAAAATAATAATAAGGAAATTAAAATGAGTATTTTTAAAGATCAAGAAACATTTATGGTCGCATCAGACCAAACAGTTGACAAATTCAATGAAGCACAGTATAATCTATACTTGAACCTCATTAGAGAAGAATTTAATGAATTGAGTGTGGCGGAGAGTAATAATGACCTAGTAGAAGTCACTGATGCAATTTTAGATATGATAGTAGTTGGGGTTGGTGCACTGTTATCAGCAGGGGTTGACGTAGAAGGTGCATGGAATGAAGTTATCCGGTCTAATATGAGTAAAATTGACCCGGATACAGGTAAAGTATTAAAAAGAGAAGATGGAAAAGTTTTAAAACCAATTTCCTGGTCTCCACCAAACCTAAAACCATTTTTAGTTAGATGATAATAAAATAGGGGGTTTTAGAACCCCCTATTTTCATTGTATTCTATTACATTTCCATCCTTTATGGCATCTACCAGATATTGTTATTCTACACATGGCAGCTACGTGCAGATCGTTATCGCGGCAGAACTTACTTAAATTTTTAATTACTGATGACATCCCTTCTGGATTTATAACTTCCCAGAAATGACTATTTTTATCAGCGGATTTTGCAGCTCCGATTTTATCGGTTCCTCTAATCCTTCTTAATTCCGCTGTTTTGGCAGCACCAGTGATATATGAACCAGTTTCAATTCTAGTTCTAACCATTTTTTCAGTTCCGATTTTATCATTACCGTTAGCTTTTCTGGTTTTTATAGACTTTTCCACTGATAATTTATCGGTACCATTCTTTCGTTTTGTTGAGGCAGACTTCAATGCTCTATCACGTAATTTCCCGGAATTTTTCAAAGTTTCTAGTGTTTTTGCACCACCAAGTTTATCCGTACCCCGTAAACGTTTAGTTAATGTTGCTTTTGCAGCAGTTTCCTTTGTTGCTCTAAATGCCTTGCGTTTAGATACTGGGTCGATAAAATGTTTGTTTAATAATAATGCGTTGGTCCAATGCTGTTGAATATAGGATTGTTCCATCCAATATGCATCCAATCTATTCGTACTAGTAAAAATAATTTCAGTAGTGAATTTATCCTTTCCATATTGGCTTAATAAGTCGCTGATTAACTTGCTACTTGTAAAATATTCAACCCATAGGTCCTCGTGTGGGTATTTATGATTCGTTATATTTCTTTCACGGTATCCGTAGTAAAATTGCCCAGTTGGATTGCAAGTGATTTTATACACATATGCTGGTATTGATTGATAAATATTCATGTTGATACTCCTGTTTAGTATTAAAGTAGTTGGGAATTGGCGTTCCGCGAACTACAGTCTTATTTATCATTTATTATTGACAAATACTTTCCAATTATGTATAATAGTTTTTTTAGTAAAATAAAGAGGCATATATGGCACAACACTCAACTTATTGGTCAAATTCGAAAATAGCAAAATGGATTTCAGGTAGTAAAAAACCTGAATTCGCTACTGCTCGTGAATGGCGATTATGGAAACAAGAAGCAAAGAAACTACATCCTGTTAGATATTGGATTGCAGAAACCGGTTTAGGTAAACTTCAGGACTTTGTTTACCTGCCATATAACACGTTCCAATCGTTCCGTTATTACATCAATAATCGTTGGGTGGTCAAAAGCCATGCATTAACTGCTCATCCTAATGACATTAAGCCAGGAAACTGGCAAGATGTTGGTTATCGTTTCTTACCATGTTTGTTCAATGAACTTGTAAATTTTGTCGAGGTTGAACAAGCATGGCATAATGTTATGTGGGATAAAGAAAAACGTGATATGTATTGCGTTCCTTGGTGGAGAACTAATTTCTTTAGATGGAGAACTTGGCGCTGTCCGGAAGCTGGTTTAGATTATTTAGACTGGGCTTCAAAATTAACTAATGAAGAATGGTGTGATAAAAATGATCCAGAATATGGACAACCAACACCTCAAGCACTAGCTGCTATGGAAATTAAAGAATTGTATACATGGTGGAAAGAAGTGTATCCAAATCGTCCTGATCCATATGATGTAAGTGGTTGGTCTGAAATCTGCAATAAAAAAAGAAATGGCAGTGATGATATTATGTCGTTATTTGACTATGAAGATGAAACACCTGAAGAACGAGCAGAACGTTCTGCTACTCATGTAAGATTGAGTGATATTGAAGCTCAATATGAACAAGAAGAAGAAGATATGCTTATTAGATTAACTAAGGTTAGAAAATCACTATGGACGTAAAACCGTCTAAAAACTTTTGTACTTGTGGTAGTGAGCGTAGTTATTGTCTAAGACATGATGCTTACTACTGTGAGTTATGTAATAAATGGTTAGAAGAAAAATGCAATGATCCAGACTGCTTGTATTGTCCAGATAGACCTGAAAAACCTAGCCAAGTAATCTATCCCACACCATAAATGGAATTTATATGGCAAAAATAGCTAAAAAAACAAAAAAAGCTAAGATTACTAGCGTCACTATACGTGAAAATCGTAATAAAGATTGGAGTCCACGTTGGGATGATACTGAATCATTATCTGCAACTGAATTCTTGAAGCATTATCATAATGCCATGCATTATTATAACATACAATTCAGCGGTAAAGACCTGAAACCAGCCGTGTTGACCTGGATGACTGAAAACGGCTATGAAAAAAGTGTTATTACAGACTTTAAGAAATCCAAAGATTGGCGCGTTAGTACAACAATGGGTGCAATTGCCAGTTGTTTATCCCGTGGTATGCCAGAACAACGTGATGATTTTAATAAGGGTACAAATACTAAAGAATGGCTAATTAATGCTATTAATAAAGTAATTGATGATAGTAAAAATGACATCGAACAAGAAGATGATGCAGATACTAAACCAAATACACCAGTTGTTAGTATACAGGAGCGTGTTCGAGAAGCAACTTTTAAAATGACTGAAGAAATTGAAGATGCAATCGAAGTTTGGATGGAAACCCCTGAAAAATTCGACCCAAAGCAGTTCAAGATTCTTAATTTATTAAAAGGTAAAGAAGTAAAAGCAGCTCATGCTCGTGTTATTAAAGATTATTACTCATTCGGATTAAAAGAACTATCAGAAGTAATCGAAGGCAAGGATGAAGACCTTAAAGAAGGGTATAAGCATCGAAATAAGAAGCAAATAAACAATTTATTGGCATTTTATAAGGAAATTGACTCTGCTTGCACTATGTTAATGGAAGAAGCTAAGGTTTTACGTAAACCAAGAGCTAAAAAAGCTATTCCTAAAGATAAAATAGTAGAAAAACTGAAATTCTTGAAGACATTCGAACCATTAAAACTAGTATCAGTCAATCCGACTGATATATTAGGTTCAAAAGAATTATGGACTTATAATACCAAAACAAGAAAGCTTGGAAAATACATTGCAGATGATATGACTGGGCCACTTGGTATTAAAGGAACTACCATTATTGGTTATGATGAGCATAAAAGTGTTCAAAAAACCATTAGAAAACCAGAAGATAAGCTAAAAGAGTTTAAATCAGCTGGAAAAATAGCTCTTAGAAAATTCCTTGAAGATATCAATGCTACCGACACTAAACTGAATGGTAGAATCAATGAAGATATCATCCTATTAAAAGTTGGTTAAAACTAATCGTATCATATAGGTAAATATTAATATGATACGATTCACCATCCTTATTGAAAAACATACACAAGAAATAATTAAAATAAATTTACAACGACGCAGATGGTTGGTCGCCAGTTCTGTTGTGTTTGTTTGTGTAGTATTATTAATTTTTGGATGGGATTGGTTAACAGGACTCCATGAAAAATCAATTTGGTGGGTTATTGTTTCATTAATGCTTATTGTATGTATGAATTGGTGGTATTGGACTATGAAAGTAATATATCATCTACTAGAACATCAATCTAATGAATATGCGATCATAGCTGACTTATTAAATGACATAAAAGCATTAAAAAAACAACTATCTGAATTGTCTATTGACAATGATTAGTAATCAGTATATTATGTAATTTTTAACTATTGAAATTTAACATGAATAAAATAGGTTTTGCTTGCAAATGGATCGATAACCCATCACAAGTTGACGGTATTAAAGCAACTGATGATTGTAAGAAATATAATACCGGTACTACTACCGTAGCGTGGCTTAATCGGCAAACCCAGAAAACAGCTGAAGCAAAGCTTTGGTCATTAATGAAACAAAATATTGAGGCAACTCGTAAACTGGTACAAAAGGTAGGTACGTTAGATGAACACTTACGAATGGTTAGGATTAGTAGCGACATTCTCACTCTATATACTCACGAGCAGTGGATTTATTTTTGGCGCATGGAAGATGTTCAAGCGTATGCGGAACGGACTTTTGCCGAAATTGGACGCTTGGCTCGTGATACTGGCGTTCGCTTGTCTTTTCATCCTGGGCAGTTTTGCGTGTTGGCAAGTGACGACAGTGGAATTGTCGATAGGTCGATATTAGAATTTGAATACCACGCTGATATGACACGTTGGATGGGATATGGCAAAACCTTCCAAGATATGAAGATCAATGTCCATATTGCTGGCAAACGTGGACCAAACGGCTTCTTAGAAGCATATGAACGTCTTAGCGAGGTTGCTAAGAACTGTATAACAATTGAAAACGAGGAAATGACCCATGGACTTGATGCTTGTCTTAGTATTTCTGACAGGATTCCTGTCGTTTTGGATATTCACCATCATTTTATTAAAACTGGAGAATATATCACCCCCGATGACCCAAGGGTTGAGCAGGTTATTCAAAGTTGGCGAGGTGTTCGCCCTACTTTACATTATTCTATTAGTAGGGAAGATGTTTTGGCCAATCATTGCGCCAGCACTAAACCAGATCTTAACTTACTTTTAGAAACTGGTCATTCTAAACAAAAACTTCGCGCACATTCTAATTTCTACTGGAACGATGCTGTTAATGATTGGGCATTGAGTCATTGGGTATGGGCAGATATACTCTGTGAATCAAAAGCAAAAAATCTTGCATCATTCTCATTGTATGAACATGCTAAAAAAGCGATGAGTTCTGTTTCTTAATTTTTTTATAACAATGCTAAATGGAAGCTTAAATTTGTTTGGATTCCAACAAGATGTGATTTATCGAAAAAAAATAATGTGGCTTACATATGCATATCAAGGTACAAGTACGCATTACGTTATTAGTACGACTAAACTCCTGATAGTTAATACACGTTGGATTACAAAACAAGAATTTATTTTTGGTAAAATAAAAGGAACGATATAAAAAAGGGGCTATAAGCCCCTTTAAGTTATTTTGCTTTTGCTTTTGGTTTTCTACCACGTTTTTTATTAGTAGGTTTTGGTTTTGGTTTAACTGATTCAGCAATTTCTTGTTTAATTACTGACTGTGGCGGTGTTGGTTTAATACGTGTAGAAACTTTTTTAACTGCTTCTTTAACATCTTCTATATCAACTTTACCGTCTCTATTTACATCAGCAACTTCTTTTACTTTTTTAGAAACACGTTTTTTAACTTCTTTTACATCTTCTAAATTAATAACGTTATCGTTATTGATATCTACTATTTTCTTAACTCTTCTAGTAACTTTTTTTGCTTGTTCGTCAACTACGGCAATTTCAGATTCTACTTTTCCTAATCGAAATAATTTTTTAATAAATTCAAACATAAATTCTCCTTGTTCTTTATTTATAATTGGTCTATTGTCTTGAGTGAAGAAACTGGCATATCCCATATATGTTTATTTTCAACACCTTTCTGTTGAGCAAACCGTTTTACATCACACATGTTACATACGTGATAAAAATTGTTGTTCAATCTATTAGGATCCATACTTCCACGTTCTCTTTGAAATAACTCACCGCAGCAATCACACCGGAATGTAATTATTGACTTCTTCCTTGAATATGTATGAGTATTTCCTAATTTACTAACACGTTGATACTCGGATAAAATATAATCAGTTTTAATAATCATATACTATTTACATTAAGATTATAAAAATGTATTGATAAATACAATAATAACCAGATTTGAGGTAATTTTAATGGCAAAACAAGTAATTGATATTGGTGTACAAGGAAATGATGGAACCGGTGATAGTATCCGTGAATCATTTAGAAAAGTTAATGAAAACTTTAATGAAGTATATGCTATATTCGGTGCAGATGGCATCATAGGGTTCGGAAATTTAGCAGATGCACCCGGTAGTAAAGCGTTCGGCATTTCAGGCGGCAATGGTGATAATACACATGTAACATTGAACTTTACGAATCCAAATGCTGGATTAGGCATCCCGTTCAACGTTGGGCAGCGAATAGTAGTAAGTGGTGTTACCCCTGCTGGGTACAATGGAACATTTACTGTCACTGGGTCAACTATTACTAGTGTCACCTATGCAAATACTACAACCAATCCTATTACAATTAAAGGAAAAATTTCTGAACCAGTTTATAATTCTAATCAAGTTATTATGGCTAGTACAACTGGTGATAGACTTACTGCTCGTACAATTACCGGTGGTACAGGTATAACCATTGATGACAATGATAATTCAAACATTACTATTAATGCTACCGCAGCTGGTATTATTGGTGATTTATTTCCACAATTAGGTCGTCCATTAAATGCAGCGCATTTACCGATTGGAAGAATGGTAGCACCTAGCCAAGCAGCGGTTGATGCATTTAATAATTATTGGCAAGTATCAACCACGTTAGCTGAATTACCAGTTACCGTTGGTTATGCAGATTCATATTATATTAAAAAAACTGATAATGGTGTTCTTGCTGCGCCATTGATTCCCCGCAATCAACCAGTCTTACCAGAAACTACTGCAGCCGGGTATGACCCAACTCTAACTAGCAATTATTTGTCAAATGAAGTCATGCAACGTAAAGATGTGGTATATCGTGGTGGTGATAGAATGACTGGTGAATTATATTTAAATGATCATCCAGCACCGTTAACTGGTCAAGGTACACCAAATGGTTCATCAGATCTTCAAGCGGCAACTAAATTTTATGTAGATAATAATACATTTTCAAGTAATATTAACTTATATGTTTCTACCTCATCTGGTGATGATTTACAACAAAAATCTCCAATTGGTAAAGAAGGTAGATATTGGCAATATGCGTATAAAACTATTGGAGCAGCAGCATTACAAGCTGAAACTTTAATTAATTTAGCCAGTCAAGAACCAGGCCCATACAAACAACGCATAACTTATACATCTGGTGCTGATAAGTATTTTTCAACTATTCAATCCATTCAATTGGTTAATGGTAATGTTGATAGTGAAGATTATCGTGATACATATAATTTATTACAAGCTAATAAATCATTTATCCAATCTGAAACAATTGCATATATTGATAGAAAATATGTAAATTCTTTTACATATAATAAAACTATATATAATGATAAATTTTTACAAATTTTACAAGCAGTTGGTGATGATTTGTTATTTGGTACAACTTATAACACATATAATGCAACCGTTGGTTTTTATGATACAAAATTATTTAATACATTATCAGAAGAAACTCTTCAATTAGTAGAAGCAATTAATTATTGTAAAAATCAGTTACTTGATTTTTCATATGATAGTGCTAAACTTTCTACATATATTGGAAATGTTGATATTAATACACATGTTATCAATATTATGGATGCAATTGCTTACGATTTAGTATTTGGTTCTAACTATCAATCTATAAAAGTTGGTATGGAATTTGCAACCATTGGTACTAATCTAAGTCCAGCACAAATGGTTGAAGTATTAAATGACATTAAAACTAAAATCGTTACTCTACCAGTTGATTTTGGTGGTCCATCATTACAGCCTATTAATACATCTGCCCAGTTAGCAGGGTTGGTTACTTCTATTATCGATGATGTGAGTATTGTTATACTGAATGGTAACGTACCAAGTATAAAATATCCAAGTATAACTGGTAGAACTACTGATGGTTTAGCAAGTGCTAGAGATCTGCTAATAGCAAATATTCCATTTATGCAAGCTGAAATTATTGCATACCTTACATCTGAATACTCATTTTTAGAATACAATAAAGTATTATGTAAACGTGATGTGAAATATATCGTAGAAAGTTTGGTTTATGATATCATGTACGGCGGCAATACACAAAGCATATATGCTGGATATCGCTATTGGGATTTTGCTGGTTCAACCAGATTGATACCATCTACCCAAAATTCAGAAACATCTGAAGTTTCTGCAACAACTGCAGCATTAACATATCTTAATATAATTGCTCAACAGGTAATTATAAATCAGTCGCCCACCACGATATATCAACAAAGTATTAAACAGTATAAAAATGATATATTAATAGATGGATCAGAGGCAAGTACTTATATTTCTGATAACATCACTATTATTAAAAATATAATCAATAAAGATGTTCCAGGATTTACAACACCAACAATTACGTATCCATCATTAACTGGTATCAGTACATTGTTGCAATCTGCAAAAACTGCAATTACTAGTAAGAAAACTGAATATGCAGAAGCTGCAGTTGTATATGTTGGTGGACAAACTTCTCCAACATATATAGCAGGTCATTTCCCAGTAATTAATGATCCAGTAATCATTGCTGCATTAACCAATTCATTTCAATCAGTCATTGATGGAATTTTGAATGGTTATTCAGATATAGATTTACCAACATATCAAAGTCCTACAGGATTATCAACTAAAAAAACACTTGCTAGACAAGCAATTATTGCAAATAGACAATTTATAAAAGATGAAATTACCGCATTTATTGCATTTAATCACGCATCATTTTCATATGATACTGTTAAATCTAAACAAGATGTTGGTTATATTATTGAAGCAATCTGTTATGATTTAACATATGGCGGTAACTCTGCTAGTGTTTATGTTGCAAAACAATATTGGTATAATAATTTAACAGTGTTGTCAAATACAAATGAAAAAGCATATTGTATTGAAGCAATGGGTGAAATAAAACGGATTGTTAGTTATCTAGCTAGAAATTTAGGAGTATCACCTAATTATGGGGTCAATACACAACAGTTTGATAATGCATGGGCTGCTGTAGATGATCCAACAATTAGTACTATAAATGGATTGATCGATACTATTATTGACATTGTTACTAATAATACTGCATATGCTACTGATAATTTAACTCATACATTGGTTTATCCATCAACTGTCGGATATGATGTTGATAATCTTGAATATAACACTATTATAACTAATAATAAAATTCAAATAACAACCAATACATTGCAATTTATTGATACTACATTTAAGGGTGGATTTAGTTATGACCAATCATTATGTTATCGTGATTTAGGTTATATTATTGATGCAATATCAATTGACATAATAACAGGTGGTACCTACCAATCAGTTAATAGTGGTAAAAGTTATTATAAAAATGCAAGTGCAAAAGCAATTGCAATTGGTGCACAATATACAGAAACATTAGATGCAATTCAATTTGCTAAAACATTAGGTATTAATGTTTTAAATAAAACAGTTAGAAATATATATCAGTCATTATATACACCAATTACTACATTAAGTGGTACATTACCAACATCATTGATTGGAGTCACAACCGGTAGAACAAACCCATCACCGCTTTCTGCTTCAAAGACTACTTTTTCTGCTGATATGGATATAATTATTGGTATTATCACTAATGGGTATGGTTCTGCAGTAACTCCATCATTTGGTTCTGGTATTTGGAATATCAGTTTTTCTAATGGTGGTAATGCCAATGTCGATCAAGGTGATGTCAACAATACAGATATTATCACAGGTAAAGTATTAGTTGGTGTTGGGGATATTAACAACGGACTTTCAGCTTCAAATGGATATGGTAGTATAGTAAAATATATTCCTCATTCAAATTCTGGGGTTGATACTATTCAAGTCAGATTAGTGAAACCAGCCTTATATAAATTAAATGAACAATTGGAATTTGGTGAAACAGTTCGTGATCTTAATATAACTATGCATGTTGAAAGTGGTATTTACTATGAAGATTATCCAATTAGATTACCAGAAAACGTATCGATTCGTGGTGATGAATTCCGTAGAGTATTAATACGACCACTCGACAGACCGAGTTTAAGCCATTGGAGAAAAGTATTCTTTTATAGAGATGCTATCATTGACGCAATGGAAATTGGATTAGTAGATTATACTGGTACTAATTTAGCACCATCTGGGATATCTATTGAGTTAGGTGGAACAACAAATGATATTACCATAACATTATCTGATAACTATCAAGCACCATTAAGTTGGATTGGAAAAGTTTTAGCAGATAATTATACTACAGATGGTAATGCATTCCGTGGTAAAGCTGTTATTAATAGTGTAAGTGGAAATACTATTAACTGTACAGTAATATATCCATTTAAACATGGGTCATCATTTACAGCTGGGCAATGGTACTTGTTTAATACATTGAATTATGGTCGTCATTATTTAACAAACCCATTGGATATCAATAGTGTTGCTAAAAACAATAAAGATATTGACGTATTTTTATGTAATGAAGGGAACCGAGTTGTTGATATTACCTTTCAAGGACATGGCGGATTTGCTATGGTACTTGATCCAGAAGGTAATATTAAAACAAAATCACCATATATTCAAGTATGTGCTAGTTTTGCTCAAAGTAATAATCAAAAAAGATTTGCTGGTGGTCAGTTTATTGATGGATTTGTTGGTAGATTATACGGTACTATTATTGCAATTGAAGAATCCGGTACAAAAGTTACAGTACAGGGTCAAACAAATAGCGGATTAGATGTTAGACCTCCACAAGTCCCATTCTCTTTTTATGTTCAAGGGTATCGTTACCAAGTTAATGATATTATTGAGTATAATTCGAATACTTCTACAGTTACATTACGGTTAGATACTGGAACACCATACTTATATAAAACAGATGGTACTTTGGTGTATGACCAAGAAACGTGTGAACGTGATGTTGGATTAATATTAGAAGCTGTAACATATGATATGGTATTAGGTTCAAACTACCAATCCATCAAAGCTGGGTTAGCATATCTTAGATCATATAGTGGTATAGTAGTTAGTAATCAAAAACAACGAACTATAGCTGGTATCAATTTTGCTAGAGATCGTGCTATATCAAGAATTACAGGTAATACTGCTGCTATTGATGCATTAACTGCTAAAACAAAAGTAATAACCGATATCTTAGATAGTGGATTTAACTCATATGATTATTCATTCCCTAATATAACCAATGATACCGCTAAAGCAGTTGCAATACTACAAGCAAATAAAGAATTCATGAAATTTGAAATAACTTCATGGATTGCTAATAATTATATTGTAAAAACAATCCCAAATTATAATGCAGTAACATGTCGTCGTGATGTTGGTTTCATCGTAGACGCAATGACGTATGATGTTGCATATGGTGGTAATAGTCAGATTAAAGATGTTGCTGAAGCTTATTATAGAAGTACTACTAGCTATATTGCTGGTGAAGAATCTATTACTGTTGCAGCATATGGTAGATTGAAAACAATAATTCAACTAATCGTGGCTGGTACTGATGTGACCGAATCTATTGGTAATAATGAACTACAAGTAACCAGTAATCCTCCATCTTCTCCATCTAGTTTTGTTACAAAACTAGGACAATTAAGTGACTTATTAATTGATTATGTTGCTGATGGTGATTATGATACATCTGTTGCTACTGTGAATCCAACATTATCTAGTGGTTCATTAAAAACTGCTCGTGATACTATAATTGCTGCTAAAACATCGATTGAAGGAGAAGTAACATCTTTCATCAATAATGGTGCTGGGTTAGTTATTAACCTTGAAACCGCTGGTAATCGTTCGATGTTAGCAAATGACTTTGCTATGCTTAACGATTTGGGATATGGTATTATTTCAACAAATGGCGCATTTACTGAACAAGTATCATCATTTACCTATTATGCCCACACAGGATTTTGGGCATCTAATGGTGGTACAGTACGTTCGGTCGCCGGTTCTAATACTTTTGGTGACTACGGACTACGTTCATCAGGATATGACATTACCGAATTACCAGATGCAGTCGTGTTAGCCAATAATATGGTGCAAACTGCTCATGTATATAAACAAGGTTCTGTTGCAAATGAAATGACAGTAACAGAAACTAAACGAGCACTGTCAGTCTGGATTTCTGGATATGATTATGCGCCTATGAATACTTCTGAACTAGAAATCGATCATGGATTGTATAACGAATCTATTACTAGATATGAAATAACATCGGTGGAACATACTCCTATACGTTATAATGGGCAGAATGTTCTTAAATTAAATTTAGCATCATATAGTAATAGTGATACTACTTCATCAGGTCTTAAAACAAGTTTATACCATGGGCAATTACTACAAATTAGAATTTTACAAAATGCAAAGTATAACAACATTGAGAATGTAAGACCTACTAGACCATCCACTGCGTTGCAGTATAATGACAATTTGTCTGATGTGTATCGTATTATTGCTTACAATTTAACTGACTCAACAGGTGAATTGCTTCCATCAAATGTTGCAGTATTACAAGCTGATAGTTCATTTAATTACTATTCGTTGACTACAGATAATAGTTATCTATCAATGCCAGATCCAGCAATCACGCCGGTATCAGCAACACTTGTTAGTGGTAATATTATTAGTAAAACAATTACTGTATCAGATATTACAAATGGTTCAATTGAAATTGGACAAGTTTTATATGGTACTGGATTCAATCAGGCTCAATACGTTGTAAGTGTTACTCCTGGTTCACCGAATACAACTGTTATATTAAACAATCCGCCTGATGTATCACCTAGTGGAACTATTCTATTTTCTAATAGAACACAGGGTTCAAAAATTGGAGATACTAAAATTGCGGTTATTCCAATTGGAAATATACCTGAAATTAATCAACTTAATAAAGGAACATATTTAACAACCTTTAATGGAAGAACTCATAATATTACTAGATACGTTGAACCTGAAATTCCAGCAACTGGTTCTGTTGTTAGTTGGAATTCATCAACAAAAGAATTAGTATTATCAAATGTCACTGGTACTATTATAAAAGGTAAATCTATATATGGTTCTGGATTTACCGGAACACAATTAGTAGATAGTACTGTTACTAATAATCCGGTTTATAATGCTATTACTAAGCAATATACAGTTTATGTTAATACCACAGTTGGAGTTACCTCTCCAACGGGTATCATTTCATTTGGTGTATATAAAAATAGTTACATTGAAATCGATTCTTCTCCAGTTGCGACTAACAACGGTGCAGATGGGACTGCAGTTAAAGCATTAATGTTTAATAGCGTTGAAGATCAATTAGATAGTTTAACTGCTAAATTAGTTACTTTTGACATCCCATATAATAAAGACGCAATTCTACCAGCAGTTGATAGCTATGTTAATATTTCTTCAAACTCAAACTACTTATATAACGGAAATTACCAAGTAGTTGGTATTACTAGTTATACAGTGGTAGCAATTCCCGATGTTTCTGATCTTGCAGTTGGAATGGTGGTTTCAGGGGTTGAAACCGCATATCATCCATATGTGCCATCTGGAACAATGATTCAAGCAGTTGACACTGTTAATAATACGGTAACAATCTCACCAGCATGTTGGATTCCAGCCGGATGCACTATAAGAGCAACTGCTGTAACAACAGTTGATTCTATTATCGTATCACCTGGACATGGTGGTTCTGGGTATACGAGTGTTCCTCGTATAGTATTGACAAATGAACCAGCCGATGCACCAGTTGAACCTGCTATAGCAGTAGCAATTGTTAAAAATGGGGCTATTTCTGAAGTAAGAGTAATTAGTCATGGTTATGGATATACTGTTGCACCAATTGTAACTATTATTAGAACTGATAATACTACCGGCGATGATGCTATATTAACCGCTAAGTTAACAGCAATATTCCATGAAGATGTGATTGTTGATCCTGCAATATCGGTAAATCAAATGCAAGTATGGTATCCATCAGATCCTGGAAGTTTTGGTGTTGGTTCTAATATATCTATAACTGGGCATATTGCACCATCAACAGAAACATATAATGGTGTATCAGGATATAAATTTACATTAACATTCTCTACTACCACTGCACCAACCGCTGATTCATGGTATCAATTAGTCGGTAATACTAATACATTATATAATGGATTCTTCCAAGTAATCACTAGTTCAACTACATCGGTTACATTCTTCTCAGTGTTTGATCCAGGTACTGCATGGGGTGGTTCAATTATAATTAAACCAGCAATCACGAATGCAACAAGTACCTGGTTAGGATTGGGTAAACCGTTAAGTACTCTTGAATCTTATACATTTAGAGCTGGATACCCAGCTGGTGTAGGCGGTCAAGTAACTGTGCGTATTAGTACATGTCGTGCAACTGGTCACGACTTCTGTGATATTGGTACTGGTGGGTATAGTACTACTAATATACCATATTCAATATATGGTGAACCATCGAAGAGCCGTCAACCTACACAAGAAATATTAGAAGAAGGGGTTGGTAGATGTTTTTATGTATCGACCAATCAAGATGGTATATTTAGAGTAGGTAGATTTTTCTCAGTTGACCAAGGAACTGGTACAGTTACATTTAGTGCGTCTATCTCATTAAGTAATTTAAGTGGGCTTGGATTTAAACGTGGTGTTGTTATAAATGAATTTTCAACTGATTCAAGCATGACCAATAACGCAGCAGAAATTGTCCCAGTTCAATCTGCTATCCGTGGATTTGTAGATAGAAGATTGGGGTTAGATTATGGCGGTAATATTGTTCCTCCTCTTGATTTAATCGGTCCTGGATTCTTACCATTAAATGGAAAAACTAATATGAAAGGCGATATTAATATGGCCAGTACATATAAAATTTCCAATATGGCTGATCCGATTGCCAATCAAGATGCAGCAACTAAAGTATATGTTGATAACAATAATTTTATTGGCGATTCATTATATAAGTTAACTGATGTAACTAATTTTAAAGGCAGCGGAAAAGTATATTCTGGTGGTATTAATAATACAACACTTGTTTTAACATCGTATGCTGGTGATATTGGTTCATTAACCACTGGATATAAAGTTAGTGGAACTGGTTTTAATGGTTCTCAAACAGTCCAATCGTTTTCATATGATAGTTTAACCAAACGTACAACAATAATACTTAATACTGGACCATCATTGGATCTTATTCCTGGAGATGTTATTGTATTATACAAAAATAATGGACTACTAAATGGTGATTTATTAACATATGATACAACATTAAATAAATGGAGGAATGTATCATTACCTACTACAGTAGCAACAGATAATGATGTAGCAATCACATATAATGCAAGCACTGGTATAATGACAACCAGTATCAATTCTGAAGTTATCGTAAATGCTGATGTAAGTTCTTCTGCTGCAATTGTTCAAAGTAAATTATCGATGACTGCCGCTAGTACACGTGCTAATGCAACTGATATAACACAAGCAGACAGAGGATTGGCAAGTTTTGATAGTAATAACTTCACTGCTACTAATGGTTGGATTAATATCAAGGACAATAGTATTACTAAGGCCCAAATTGTTAATATTAGTGACAACTCTGTATTAGGAAGATTTGATGCTGGATCATCTGGTAGTGTCCAAGAAATTTCTGCTGGTACTATAGTAACAAAAGGTGATGGTATTAAAAATGAATCATTTAATACTGAAAATTCAGTAACAACTGATACAAGTGCAGTTGTAATGATGGTGAAATACGATAGTAACAGTACACCTAATAATACTTATGGTGTTATTGGGGTGACTACCAGTGGAGCTGCTAGTAAATTAGTGAAAACTGGTACAAGTGGTGAAATCGATGTACAACAACTTAAAATTGATAATAAAAAAGTCATTGATATTAATAGTACAGAAGTTGCATTAACAACTCCAGGCGGTTTTGACTTCTTAACTGCAACTGGAGCTGGATTTACAACTAGTACAACAAAAATTAAAGGCTTACTTGATTTAACATCTACATATGCTATTACAGGTGGTGGAACTGCTCAAACTATTTTAAGAACTAATAGAATAAATGCAGGAGATTCTAATACATCAACTGGTATAATATCTGGTAAATGGGCGATTGCATCTAGTGGTGAATTGGATTTAAATACCAATTCAGTAACTTTGAAAGCATATAATATTACAACCAATGGCTCTGATACCGGAACTGGTACTATACAAGGTTATTGGACATTAACTGGATCTAGTAGATTACAAGCAACATATGCAGATTTAGCTGAATATTATGAAGGCGATTTTGATTATGAACCTGGCACTGTACTAGTATTTGGTGGCGAAAAAGAAGTTACTAAATCAACAACAAGTAATGATACTAGATTGGCTGGGGTAGTAACAACAAATCCTGCATATACTATGAATCAAGATCAAAAAGGTATTAAAACTTGTATTGCATTAGTTGGTAGAACACCTTGTAAGGTCATTGGTAAAGTTAAAAAAGGTGATTTATTAACAACTTCTAACACACCAGGTTATGCAATTAAAGCGTTAGATCCAAAATTAGGTTCTATCATTGGTAAAGCATTAGAAGATAAAAATACTGGTGAAGCCGGTGTAATTGAAATTGCTGTTGGGAGATCTTAAGATCTCCCTTTCATCATTATCAAATATAACGATAAATATGTAAAAGAGAGCAACAAATGACAACATTACAAACAATTAATTTAGGTAATTATGCAAATGATGGTACTGGAGATGATCTCCGTACCGCATTTCAAAAAGTAAATGCTAATTTCGATATACTTAGATCAGAAGTGACCGGTGCCACTAATATGGGCACTGGTATTGGATTATATGCTAGGAAAAATGATGGTAATCTTGAATTTAAATCATTAACTAGCACTGATAATAGTGTAACAATAACTCAATCAACAAATACTGTAAATTTACATGCCGTTACCAGTGTAGTAACTGATACTACACCAATGTTAGGCGGGAATCTTGGCTTAAATGGGCATACTATTAAAGCAATCAATGGTGGTGGAATTGAATCTACAATTTGGGGTATTGATATACCATTATTAAACTCAATGGTTGAACTTTTACTAACTTCCAATCAATCAATTATCGATTTGGGCACGTTTGAAACACCATCTGGTTATTCACCATCATATCCTAGAGGAACTGATGTTGATATGGGGTCTTTTTTAATACCAAAAATAACTAATATCGATTTTGGTGCATTTTAATAAGGAATAGAAATGGCATTAAATGTATGGACACAAGCTTCAGGGTTTTCATTTGGTATACTACAAGAACGAACAATATATAACCAGGCACTTCCGATATATTATGATTCTGGGATAACATTTACTATAATCGCAGGAGAATTACCACCTGGTATTCGGTTAAAAGGTTCAATGTTAGTTGGTACACCATTTGAAGTTCCAAGACATACTACATTTAAATTTTGTATTAGAGCATCTAATGGGTTGGACATTTCTGATAGAACCTTTACGATAACAATTGATGGAGCAGATGCACCAACATTCACTACACAAAGTGGGTTTTTAGATATTGGATTATATCATCAATATTTTGTGTTAGATAGTACATATGTTGATTATCAAATAGAAGCATATGATAATGATACTGCAACTGGTCAGCAATTAAGTTATTTTATAGCAGATGATGAAGGAGTATTACCACCAGGCTTAACATTAACAACTGATGGAAGGTTAGTTGGATTTGTTGAACCTACTTTATCTATAAAACCAGAAGATGGTACGGGATGGTATGATAATGGATTATATGATATAATTGCATATGATTTTGGTTACAGACCTACCAATGGTTACGACAGCTATATCTTTGATGCACCTGATTATGATTATAGTTTACCATCTAGTACTCCAAAGAAATTAAATAGAAATTATCAATTTATAGTTACAATTACAGATGGGGATACGATTGCTAAACGTACCTTTAAGATATTTGTAGTTGGGGATGATTATTTCAGAGCAGATAATAATACCTTATTAGATAATACTGGATTATTTACTGCTGACGTTACATATCTAAGATCTCCAATTTGGATTACTAAAACCGATTTAGGAACATATCGTGCTAATAATTATGTAGTTGTATTCTTAGATACCTATAACAGAGTAAATGGGGTGCCAGTGAGTTATTCATTTGCGGACGCATCAGATGCATGGCAGCCTTTACATAGCTATTATATAAATGATTTGATACTGATAAGTGGTAAACAATATATATGTATAAAAACCCATATATCAGGTGAAGCAATAGATATTACCAATTGGTCTCATTACGGTCTTCCACCTGGGATGCATTTTGACTATAATACCGCTGATATCTATGGAAGAGTTCCATATCAACCGGCAATTACAGAAACATATAGATTTACAATAACTGCAACAACATATGATGATAAAGGTGTTGAAGATGCATCATCAACCAGAACATTTACACTCAAAATAATTGGGGAGATCGACAGTGTTTTAAATTGGGTTACACCAGCTAATCTTGGTTCTATAAATGCTAACAATGTGTCAACATTAAAAGTTGAAGCATCAAGTAACATAACTAATGCAATTGTATTATATACAATTGAAGATGGGTCACTTCCAAATGGTCTATCATTGACTTTAGATGGTGAAATAATTGGAACCGTCATACAATTTACTAATAATGTAAATTTAAAAGGTCTTACGAATTTTGATTATACAAGCAATGATACATTATTTGATGGTGGAACTACTACTTTTGATAGATTATTCACCTTTACAATCAAGGCACGAGATATTTTAGCATTTTCTGAAATTACTAAATCATTTACTCTTTTTGTAGACACTCCGTACCAGATTAATTATAGCAATATCAAAGTTAAACCATTATTAAAAATGTCGCAACGTGATATTTGGAGCACATTTATAAATGATACTACCATATTTACACCTGAAAATATTTATAGATTAAATGATACTAATTTTGGAGTTCAAACTGATTTATCAATGATGATATATGCAGGTATTGAATCGCGTGATTCTGCAACATATATAAGTGCAATGGGCCTCAATCATAAAAGAAAACGATTCCAATTCGGAAATGTTAAAAAAGCAATAGCAGTTGATATGAGTACTAAATCCCAAGTATATGAAGTTGTTTATATTGAAATGATAGATCCACTAGAACCTAATAATAAACGATTGCCTAATACAATTCATGGTGGACAACAAACACCAAGTATAACAACTGATAATAGTTTATCATTCTGGGATATATCATTAGATCAACTTAATAATACTGCACCAAGTTCAAGTAGACCTAACCCGTTAATTAGTGTTGATAGTACTGGTTATCAATCGTCTAATAGTAAACCATCAACTTATTTCCCAAATAGTGTTAGTAATTGGAGAGATAGATTTAAAAATTGGAGTGATATCGACCCAAATGATCCATCTAACTCAATTTCATTTGCATCAGAGCGTAATTATTTACCTTTATGGATGAGAAGTATTCAACCAGGTACAAAAACTGAACTAGGATTTACATTAGCAGTTCCCTTATGTTATTGTAAAGTTGGAATGGGTGATGACATTATTTTAAATATAAAACATAACAATTTTGACTTTAAATTATTAGATTATACAGTTGATCGATATATAATTGATTCAATTGATGGCAGTACAAACGATAAATATTTCGTATTTAGAAACGATAGGATAACAATATGAGTAATATAAATTTTTCATCAATTGATGAAGCATTCCCAGTTGCTGGGCAAGATAATAACACCCAAGGATTTCGTGATAATTTTAATTCTATTAAAATAGCGTTGGAAACTGCTAAAGGAGAAATAGCAGACTTGCAAACTTATACTGTATTAAAGGCAAGTTTAAGTGATAATTCAGCAGTAATCAATGATTTACAAGGAAGTACTGTTAGTAATGCGATATATAATAAGTTTTATGGAGCTGTTCATACTGAAACCGTCGCATCACAAACTGATATTGATTTGAATAATGGACCATTTCAAAAGTTTACATTGACAGGAAATGCAACTTTGAGATTCAATAACTGGGCTGCATTAAATGAATATGCAGTTATTAGAATACATCTTAAAAGTGATGGAAATGGCACCAGAACACCTACATTAACTACTGTAAATGCTGGGACAATGGTAATTGAAAATGGAGTTACAAATATACAAGCATTTATCACTAATTCAAGTAGTGGAATCGGAACTAATGTATTATCATTTACAAATTCATCTATTCCAACTTCAGGTAATATAATTCCGCATGTTGGTGGATATGTATCAGGTACTAATATTCCAGCAGATAGTAAAGTAGTATCAAGTACTTCTAATAGTATTACAATTGATAAAAATCTAACAGCAACAGTGGCAGCTAATACTTGGATTTCTATTTCGCCAATTGCAGTTACCGCAAACCTTGTTAACTGTACACTTAATACAAATGGAAAGCATAAGGTAATCGAAGCATGGAGCCATGATCATGGTACCAATGTCTATATTAGATATTTAGGTGAGTATTAATGCATCCATTGATCACCAATCTTTCAGAAATGAAAGATGCTGAAATTGAGGCTAAAATTACTGAGTTAGGTAAAAAATATTTCATGACACAAAATTTTGGACTACAACAACAAATTTCAGCAGTGTTAGAAACCTATAAAGAAGAAATGGCAACCCGTCGTCGCAATGAATGGCAACGAATGATGGAAAATAGAGAAAAAGGACTTGACAAACTTATCAATATCAATTAAAATGTACTAATGAGATTAGATAAGTTCAACAACCCAATTTTTAATGAAACCGATGTGTTCAATATCCTTTATCAAGGGAATACATCGGTTCTACCTCAACTATCAGTGGATATTAATAGAGAATTAATAAATCTAGAAAATATCGCCGAAATTCAATGGAATAACAATTCATCAATTGACCAATCGATTACCATAGAAGAATTTGATAGAATCAATCAATCATCATGGTTTATACCTACTGAATATAAAAATTTTGATGTACAATCATTTTGTATATCAAAATGTCATTCAGACCATGAACGAGAACGTGTTATTGAAGAGCTTTCAGAATTTGAACGGTTAGGAATGATGGCACTATTACAATGGTGTAAATATTTTGTCGATACTTGTACCGAAAATAATATATTGTGGGGAGTTGGGCGTGGCTCTAGTGTATCCAGTTATGTTTTATATTTAATTGGTATTCATCGAATAGATTCTATTAAATATAATTTAGATTGGAAAGAATTTTTAAGATAAGGAGATTATAATGAAAGAACAACAACGTGTGGTTTATCGGTCAATGCAAGGAAAAGAAGTTGATATGAATAAACTAATGAATCAAAATGAATTAACGGTTGCAATTGGCAATGTTAAAGTAAATGCCAGAGGTGATGAATTAGGACCAGGTGGTAGAATTATTTCAAAAGTGGAAGATGTGGTAATGCCAAGTCAGCATATCCAAGATGAAATTATGATTAAACAACCGGTTGAACAACCAATCTTACCAAATGAACAACCAGT